GTTTATTAAAAACTCTTATCATTGATACATGGGAATTTATGTATAACAATTGCTAAATTTAGAAAATTCTTATATTTAAACCTTGTCGTTTTAGCCAAAATTTTATGTTTTGATCAAATTATGTATATTGCATGTATTGTAAAAACGGTTTTCGTAAGAAGGGCTTTTACGTTTGTATTTAAAAAGCTAGCGTTGTTTGGAATGATATGTTAGGTCATACCGTAGAACGCTTAGGAGCTTATGCTCCTTTATGGAGCTTAGGCTCCGATATGGGAATTTATTCCCCATTTGCATGTATAAAAAAATAAAAAGAAATAAAAATTTAAAAATGTCAAATAAAAAGGTTATATTGCCATATATGTTCATTATAGCTTGACAGGCAGCTTAGCATGATAAATTTTTAAAAAGTAAAACGCTACGTGTTACAATTTTTGAACCTTGTTGATGGATTCGTTTTGAATTGTGGTCACTGCAAGTTAATTCTGTTCACACCAACATCGCATGGACGTCTTCTTGCCGTAGCAAGAGGTATGCACCTTAGGTCTTTGTTCAATTATTAGTATGTTTAACTTTTTATCGTGTTAATACCTCCTCAAGTAAGAGTCTAGAGGACGCGAACCTAACGCGTGAAATTTTGGTATCCCTTTGACCGGGAGAAATAATACGTCTTTTAAAACCCATATACAACGACATAAAATAAAAAACGAGATTACTATTATGTGTGAATTTCATTACGATTTTGTGAATAATGAACCTTTTTACTTTTGTGACAATCACAATTGTGTTTACTCATGTGAAATAGAAGAAGATTTTTTAACGATATATATTGGTTTTGGAGAGCGAGACTCCATTAGTTTATCAAAAATACTTAAGCTCGACCCTGATATAAAAATTGAAATTTTGATTTCTTGGTTAAGTATTTCAGGGGACATTGCTAGTCCCCATTTGTTCTATAGAGGGCAAAAGTTGTCTGTAGAACGAACTTTAAGATCTTATGAGATCGCAAATTTTGAATATGTTGTGATTAGGTCGAAATGGCCACATCACGTTGATATAAGTTTAGCACCCCGCATTTCTTTTGATGAAGATCCTAGATCTTGGCCGGAATATATTGATTGGTGTAAATCCGGTTTTTTTAAGTCAATGGGAATTGCAGGCTGATGACAATATGAATGATTTTAATGAATTATTAGATAGAATTAATTCTACACGCATATCGTTTCTTAATGGGGATGATTTGTGGTTGTTTGAATTATTTGAAAATTTTTTTCAGGTGGTTTATTGGTCACGAAAGTGTACATCCAAGAAGGATTTTGCAGCTATTATTCATTTATCATACAAGTTGTTTACAGGTAAATCTATAACACATAAATGTAAAAATTTTTTATTAAACAAGGGTAGTATATTGCAGAGTGATTTTGAAGAAACCATCAAGAGTTTTCGTGACATTTTCAACGTTTCTCATACTGCCTTAACTTCTCCATTGGCAAAGAAAATTCATGAATTGTACACTTATTTGCTTGTGCAGGG